CCATGACCCTCTACTCTAGCAAAGAGTATGAGGGTATTTCCTTTTAGATCTAATGCTAGATTTTTTATAAAATTATTTCTTTGATTATGTCCGATAATGTATTGAACCTCATCTTCAAATGTTTCAAATCTTGTTGGTGGGTGTTTAAGTAATAATACATTGATATCTAGAGATGCAACATGACCTTTTTTCATCAACTCATTTGTTTTAATTATCTTATAAGAAGGTCCGAATAAACCCTCCAAGACCCACTTATGAGTTTGTGACCCACTCAACGTGCCTGTAAAACCAAAACGATACTTAGCATCACCTAGTTTTCCCATTATAGATACTAATGACTTTGATTTAAACTGGTGAGCCTCATCCCCAATCACAACAGAGAAACGATCAAAATATTTTCTGGGGAGTTTGTAGATTGATTGCCAGGTAGTAATGATCACTTGAGAGTCTGTCTCTCTTTCTTTACCTGCATATATTTTGTGGCAGTATGAACCAACGTCCCATCCATAATCTGCAAAGTCTTTATACATCTGCTCTACTAGGGAAGTCGTCGGAACGACTATCAGAATACTTTGCTTCCTCCCAACGTAATATCTCACAATCGAATATATCATTAACGACTTTCCAGAGGCAGTTGGAGATATCAGTAGTTTTCGATTATGTCGTAAAGCGTCGTATACTCCCTCTATCTGATACTCTCTGGGGGAATGCTTGCAGATAGAAAACATATAGTCTTTAACACCTTCTTTTGATATGAAGTCATTAACTTCAAAAGGAAGACCATAGTATTCACTTTCTTGAAACTCGTACGTATATTCGTGATCCTTACAAAACTGGACGATGCGATCTAAAAGACCGACGTATATATTACCATTCTGTGTATTAAATAACCTTATCTTACCGTCCCAATACTTACTCTTGTATTGAGGCATAAACTTTGCGTCTGGAAGTTCAAACGTAAACTGATCCGCTAGTTCATAATAAACATGCGGTTCTGCATCGACATGAAGATACACTTCATTCTTCTTTGATATAATCAAATTAGACATGAATATAGGGATCAGATATTTTTATTTATATCAGCAATTCCAACGTCTAAGTGCTTTATTTATTCTTGAATCAGGATCTCTTGCAGTCTTTGCTGAAGTTAATCTCTTCTTCATACCCTTCATTCTTGAACAGAAAGACTTACGACGTTTTGCATCTTTAGACCCTCTCTTCAATGAAGATGGTTTCTTTGTTACAGCAGTCTTTAATTTAGAACCAGGATTTTCTCTCTTATACGCATTAACTGCCTTTTGACTCATACCATCAGTTTTATCCTGACGATTTGTCTTTTGCCAGTCTTCATCTAACTCTGCTCTCCAATCATAATGATCTTTCAAGTTAGGAAAATTTGTATTTACGCTAGACTTAGTAACTGGTATTCGTCCTTTACCTCCTCTATCAACTTTATATTCTCCAGGTCCAACATTTTGAGATCTTCTAGATAATTCAAGCATATATTTATCTGTTAATTCTTGGTTTTGTTGTTTATTTTTAATTAATTTGCCTCCAGTAGCAAAATTTCTAGTTTTTAATGCTTCAAGTTCTCTAAATTCATTATCAGTCATTTTATAACCAGATCCTTGTCCTCTTCTATCAAGAGTTTCATTTACTTCTTTTTTCTTTCCATAAGTCTTGCAGGGTGTTTTACCACAACCACAATTCTTTTCACCAACACCTGCTGATCTTAATTGTTTTGCTTGCTTTGTATGCATTGCAACTGCTTTATCAAGTTGACCAGGTATTTTGTTTGCAGATTTACCAGCATCCTTTTTAAACTCATCAGAGTCTCTTAGTCTTTTTGCTTGACTCTTATGTAATGCAACTGCTTTATCTAATTCCTTTGGAATTTTATTTACTGCTTTACCATAATGACCTTCAACTATCTCACCATCTGGTTCATAAGAATTATTTTGGTTACCAAGAGTATCTTTAATTATTTCATTTTTTTTGTTCCTAATATTACCAAGATTATTACCAACTTTATTCACGTTTATACCTGGATTATCAAAATTTGGTAAAGGTTTATTGATTTGTTTTTTGGCAAATGGATTTTTTATATTTAAATTTGGATGTCCAATGTATCCATCACCAGGTTTACCACCTAAAACTTCGTTAATCTTTTTTGATGAGTCCCCATCCTCCCAGATGAACTCTGACTTCCAATCAGAGAATGATTCTTTCTTAGAACTATTACCCCAGTTTGCAGCACCTACTTTACGACACTTAACTAACGCACCTGACGCATACGCACTTGGCCATACAGAGTATCTGGACTTTACCTTATG